GCTTTTTTATGCTCTTTTCGTCTTTACCCTCAAGCTCATAAGTGCTTCTTGTCTCTTCAAGAAACGCATCAAGCTCCTCTTTGCTAAACAACATCGATATTTCCTAAACCGTCAACAAACTCTTTGTCTTCAAGCAGCTCGACAATCTTTTCGATGCATCTTTTATCAGAGCTTTGTCTAAACTCTGAAACGATAAGCTGCACAACTCTTTTTGCGATTGCAAGCTTGTAGCTCTCCGGGTCTTCATAAGATGCGACTTTTTTCATCTTTGAAAAACTGTCTCCAAGTTGCACCAGGGCACTTGCTTTTTCGTTTGCTTTTAAGTTTGACTCTCTGATCTCTTTAACTGCAAGGTACATCTCCTCGATAAAGTTTTGATAGATAACTACTTTATCATCTCCTCTTTTATCAAGATATCCTGCAGCTCTAAGCTCATCCCAGTCACCGTCACCGCTTTTGTAGTTGTTTATAGTCTTCGGACTCTTTGATAGTATCTGAGCTATCTTTGTAGTCTCAAAGCCTTTTAAATACAGTTCTTTTGCTAAATCTTTTGTGTTGCTTTTAGCCATAGTGTTTCCTTAGTTGTGATTCTAATACATCAATAATGTCTTCTTTGTCGTTTTTATTGATACCAAGGAAAGGTCTTGCATCCATGTGTTTGGTACCAAATTGAATATGCTTTCCGTAATTTACAGTTGGTCCAATTTTCACAAAACCTACTCCAGCCTCCCAGGTTACTTTTTTGAGCTGACCATAGACCTGGAGTATTTTTTTACCCTTGGTTTTTTTGGTCTCTTTTTTTCTTCTCTTCCAAGGAGTCCCTTGCGGATCAACCTCGTCCTCAAATCTCTCTATGGTATTTGAGGTTATAACCTGCCCGATATTTTGCAGTGCTTTTTGTAAAGGAGCTTCGCCAAGCAGCTTGAAGTCATTTAGCTTATCTTGTATCTGCTCTAGTCCGTAAACTCTAATTTGAAGCATTTAAACGACCTTTAAAGACCTGTTAAATCTAGCTTATCGCTATTATGCACAAAGCTTCGCTTTCTCTGCGTGGGTGCTTTTGTGCTTTCACTTGATGTGATATCAGTAGGTATCTTCTTTGCAGACATCTTCAAAAGCATAGACTCAGCTCGCTCTCTTGCATCTTTTGTTGACTCTTTTGGAAAGCCTTGTCTCTTCTTTAACTCAACGATAGTCAAGTCCGCAGCAATATCTCTAAGCAGTGGAGTCGGACTTGTAGGTATGATAATAAAAGAGCTGATAAAAGAGATTGCATCGTTTATACAATCATCGATAATGTTTTGATCTAGCTCACCCGAACCGTTAACATCACTAAGCTCAGTTAACTCTCTTTGAGATATCTCTTTTAGCAAATCTTCATTAGTTATCATAGTCCACCTTTATAATAGCGTTTAAACACCGTTTAAAATCGCCGTAAATCGTTTAAAATCTTTTTTTAGTATCTTTTATAGGGTAAATATAGAAAAGGGCTTTTAAGCCCCTTTCTGGTCTTACACACGCTGGAAGTGGTCTTGTCTCTGATACGATAGAGTAACCTTTACCTTTTGGCAACGGCTCAGGCGATGCAGAGAAAAACAGCTTCGGAGCTTTGTTTAAAGCTTGTGTATGGTTTGCTCTTCCGTAGTAAAGCTTGTACACATCCGCACTGTCTGGCGTAACGATTGCTTCATTGTCTGCAATAAAGCTCTTTACGACACCTTTAGAGTTTTTATACTTAGCAGTGTATGGGATGAACTTTTTACCGTGAACCTCAAGAACTCTTTTTTCGTTCTCATTGATCCATTTAGCTTGACCTTGCTCGAAAAGCTTTTCAGTTGTAGCTCTATCAGCAACACCGGAGATGAAAGTTCTTGATGCAAGGATTGAGTAACCAACCTCAGTCCCAAGCTCTTCCACAAGTGCATCATCAATCTCGTTTAAACTTGTGATAATGCTTTTTGAAGCTTTGAACTCTTTTTGAGCAGCACCGCTTGAGAACTCAAACAGAGTGTTCCCTTTTCCGTCCATAACTTTTCCAAAAAGAGCACCGATACTCATATACTCAATAGTAGTCATAAATGAGTCTTTATGCTCTTTTAATTTCTCACCGATCATTTGTGATAGTGCTTGAACTTTGTCTTCTTTTCCATCAAGAGCTTTAAGCTCATTTAGATCAGATGCACTGATGATAGACTCCAAAGGAAACCTTGGCAATGAAACAGTCAAGATGTACTTGTCACTGTCTTCATGGATAAGGTGCTCAGCATTTGGAGACACGCTCTCTAAGATAATACCAGCACCTTTTTTGATAGGAATATTCACTGATGTTCCCATTACACCTTTTCTTGATGTAAAGTACTTATCAAAAGCAAACGATGGTGCCGTTTTTGTTTGGTCGATGATCTCCATCATCGCTGCGACTGTGAAAAGCCTTAAGATTTCATTTTCATTCATTTTCTACTCCCTTATTTTGTGATGATTTTATTGTCGAACAATTTAGCTCTTAGAGCATCCTCAAACCCGATAAGGTTTGCTTCAACCACTGTTCCGCATACAAGTATTGCCGATGCACCGGTTGTTTCAAGTCTGTCAACTAAAACACCGTTTGCGTTCCATAGACCTTTGTCCGTCCACTTTGTGTCGTCTGTTCCAGGCTCTGCTGTGTTTGCATCAACTTTGCTTTCCCAGATATGCCCCAAGTGATAAACTGTTTCACCCGTTGCAAACTCTCCAGCTTCCCATTGATCTTCTTGCAAGATATCCCAAGTTAGACCACCGTCTTCACTGGTTAACAAAGTACCAATCTCTAAACTTTCAACATCGGTAGGAACTACAACCGTCCCGTTTACTGCGATAACGCTGTTTGCTACAACATCATCGTATCTGTTACCAAGTTTTACTAACATCTTCTCTCCTTATTTTTTAGTTTAAAGCCATTTTTACGACATCAAAACCGTTGTCGCTTCCACCAGGCTCACCTTTGTTTGGATACATGTTGTTTCCGGGAGCTTGTCTTGGCTCTTTTTGAAACTTCAAGAACTCCTCAAAACCTTCTAAGTCGGCTTTGCAGTATTTGATAGCCCACGATCTTTGATCCTGAGTGATTTTGTTTGCTGCAATAGCTGCATCAACTTTTGTCTCAGCAAGCTGCTCTTTTAGTTTTTCAACCTCACTGGCTTCATTGTTTTGCGTAGAAGCGTTGCTTTGCTCCTCCTGATTAGTTCCAGGGTTTTGCTCATGAGCGGCATTATTTTCAGTTGTTGCAGGAGTTTGTGTAGTTTGCTCTTGCTCACCAGGTTGATTGTTTTCAGTCTCTTTTCCCATGTTTTCCTCCTTTTGGGTTTTTTTATTGGCATACACTTCGCCAAGCTCATCAAGAAACGGCGTGTTTGTTAGAGCTACTGAGTGAAGTGTGATACCTGAGTATGCGTTTGTCTCTTTGTCGTAAGTATCAAACACATACACTGGAGATACATATTTGTACTCACCTTTTTTGATGTATTCGGTGGCTTTTTCCGTCCACTGTAGATATGCCATAAGCTTATCACCCTCAATCTCTAGCTTATGTATCCAACCAGCAGCAGGTGCCTCAGTTCCGTAAAGTGTTTGATGCTCATAGTCAATCACTATAAGTTTTTGCTTTGAGTTATCAAAGTTATCCTTGATTTGTTTTAGGTCTTCAAGGCTTATTTTAAAAGAGCCGTTAGGATGACCGTGCCACTCCCCTACAACTCCTACAACAATTACAACTTCATTTTCATTATCCCCCTTTTTAGTGTCTTTTAAAGGAAAGATATCTTTTCTGCAAAGTATATTTTTCAAAACTCCTCCTCATCTATTAAGTCGATAGTCTCTTCATAAAGAACCGCTTTGAAGTTTCTTACATAGACACTTAGATAACCATGATCCGTGATGCCGTCAAAAATCTTCTTTGAAGCGATTAGTTTAATCGGAGAACTATTTGTAAAGCTTCTATCAATCAAGCTTTTGTCTATTGCTTCCATAAAAGCAATAATTTCATGCCTACTCTTTTCTCTGTAGGTTTCGTGCTTAGAGGATGTTGTACCTACAATATATAGGTTCCACCTGCACTCTTTGGAGTAAGTATCAATATACTCGTCACCATCAAAGTCAATAAAAACTATAGGCTCACCCTTGACACAAGCTTCAAGCTCTTTGGGATTGTCAAACTCACCAAGGTAAGAACGAACCTCACCTATAGTTTTTAAATGGTCTTTTAACTCTGTTTCAAACTTATCAACCATGCAACTTCCAAATTTTTTCCGCCATTTTTACATTTATTAACGCCGACAATCTATAAAAGTTTTTTTAGCAATTTTTTTTATAAAGGGCTTTTGCCAAGGGCTTTAAAAAAGAATTTGTATAAAAAATAAGAATAGATTTTAAAAAAGGTTATTGCGTAAACTGCTGCAAAAGTTTTTTAAAAGGTGGTGCTTAATGAGCTGGTTTAAAAACCTCTTTAGCGGTTCGGTTGGAAGTGTTATAGATAGTGTTGGGAATGCTATAGATAAGCTTGTGACTTCTGATGAAGAGAGAGAGAAACTAAAAAATGAACTTGAGGCGATCAGGTCTCAAAAAGAGCTGGAGCTGCAAGGCTTGGCAAATGATTACGAAAAAGAGGTGACAAAGAGATGGGTGAGTGACAATAAAAATGTTGTTGCATCTTTGGTAAGACCGTTGTCAATCGTATATATGCTTGTGATTTTTTCTATTGCAATGCTTTTCGATGGCAATGTTGGGGAGTTTCAAATAAATGAAGCATACCTTCCTTTGATTGAGACTTTCTTGACAACCATGATCGTTGCTTACTTTGGAAGTAGAGGTATAGAAAAAATCAAAGGAGCTAGTAAATAATGGAAACACTAATGACATACATTCCCCTTGCAAACTTCTTGCTTGTATTTTTGATTATACCTGCGGTGAGGCTTTTAAATGCTTCTCAGGTGACTATTAAAAACCAGCAAACAGAGATTGAAGAGCTTAAAAAGATTGTCTCTCAGCAGGGCGAAGAGCTAAAGCTGCTTAGACTTTTGGTTATGAAGCACTTGCCTCCTGAAGATATCAAGCAGTATATGGTGGAGATGAATAAATGAATGCCGAGCTTATGAGAAGACTTGGAAGCATTGCACAGATAGGAGTTATATCTGAGGTTAAAGAGGAGCAGGCTCTAGCTAGAGTGACTATCCTTGACAGAGTGACTGACTTCTTGCCAGTGCTGATGTTTGGCAATACATTCTCAAAACACTTCAAGCCGCAAAGAGTTGGAGAGCAGGTTCTTGTTATATCTCCTTATGGCGAAACCAATGACGGTTTCATCTTAAGAGGTATTTTTAACCAGGATTGCAAAGAGCCGGTTCTTGCAAACGCTACGACTGAGGTTTTGGAGTATGAGGACGGCACAGTGATTTTGTATGACACAAAAAACAAGCAGCTCTTTGTCAATGCAGTAGGTGACATCACTATAAAAGCAGGTGGCAATATCACTCTTGATGCTGGAGCTGAGATAATCGCTACGGGTAAAAACTTTAAGTGGACGGCAAAATGAAACCAATAACAAGAAAAGGTGATGCACTTGCAGGTCATGGCTGCTGGGGAGATCACAACATAGCTGAGGGTGATCCAACTTTTTTGATAAATGGAATTCCGGCTTCTTTTCTTGGTGCATCTTCAACTGTTCACTGCTGTGGACCAGCTTGTCACTCAGGTGGAATGGCTGGGCAGAACCATTTTATACTCAATGGCTTGTCTGCTCAAAAGATAAGTGATCCGGTTGATTGTGGTTCAACACAAATAGCAGGTGATCCAACATTTCAGATTGAATAGGAGTTTATTTTGTATCAAATAGGTGTAGCAGAGTCAATCAAGAGAATTTTAGAGACACCTCTTGGTTCAAGGGTTATGCGACCTGAATTTGGAAGCAGGCTACCTGAGCTTATTGATAAAAGAATGGACGAGGAGTGGAAGCTAGACTTTATAAGGTTTGCTGCTGAAGCAATAGACAAATGGGAAAAAAGAGTCAAGCTCTCAAGAGTTGAGATACTAAAAGTGGAAGACCACAAGGTTTACTACAGATTACATTTTAAAGATCATGGAGCTATAGATGGTGAATATTAAAGCATTGCCGCAACCACAAATCATAGAGCAGATAGATTATGAGGTGCTGCTTGAGGAAAACATAAATCGCATCAAGACTAAATTTCCAACATGGCAACCTCTTGAGTCTGATGACTGGATGCCTCTCATTGAGAGTTTTACTTATAAAGAGGTGCTTTTAAGAGCAAGAATAAATGAGTCTATAAAGGCGATGCTTCTTGCTACCTCAAAGGGAAGCGACCTTGATAATCTTGCAGCAGGTTTAGATATAGAGAGACTTCCTGGAACTAACCCTTATGCACCTTATGAGTTTGAGCTTAGCAAAACCGCTGCATCTGATGTGGTTATTCCAGCAAATATCATTTTAAGCAGTGAAGACGGGGTTTTTAAAGGGCGTTTAAAAGAGTCTTTAACAGTGCCTGCAGGAGAGACAAAGATAACCGGAACGGTTGAGCTTGATCTTAATATAGAGTACTCAGAGGCTAAGACTGAGATCATAACCTCTCCTTTGCCTTATGTTCTTAAAGCAAAGAGTCTTGAGCCTTTTAATCATGGAAGCTTGCCTGAGAGTGATGATGAGCTTGTAGAGAGATATCTTTTATCACTGAGAAGATTCTCTACTGCAGGAAGTGTTGGCAGCTACAAGTTTCATGCAATGAGTGCTGATGAGAGAGTCGATGATGTGAGCGTTGATAGTCCAAGCCCTGGTGTAGTTAATGTCTATCTTGCATCAAGTGACGGAGTTGACCAGGTGATGATTGATAGAGTCTTATCTGTTTTGAGTCATGAAAAGGTAAGACCGCTTACAGATACGGTTAATGTATCGGCTGCAAATATTATCACTATAAATATCAGTGCTGCTATAACTGTTTTTGATCTAGCTCAAGCAGCTGCTATTGAAAACTCTATCCGTTCAAACTTTCTAAGAAGATTTAAGATAGATCAAAACTTCACTATGTCTGACATCGTTAAGTCTTGCCATGTTGAGGGTGTTTATAAAGCTGTTATCAACACTCCAGAGGCTGATGTTGTGACAACCAAAGCAGATGTTATCACTATAAATGAAGTGACACTGAGCTTCGAGGAGTATTAAGATGAGTTTGCTTCCTGGTAACGAGTCAGAGCATTTAAAAGTCTTTGATGACATCTTTGAAAAATCAACCACTGCGGATGTAAGCGGAATAACAATCCTGCCACAAGATGCAAGAGCAGAGATACTTCCATACCTTGCACACATGTTTGATGTTGATATCTCAGGTCTTAGCTTGAGCGAACAAAGATCACTTATTCAAAATGCTATTGAGATACATAGATACGAGGGTACTTTGTATGCCGTTAAGAAA